CTAGAAGCATTGATTGATACGTTAGCAGCGTTGGTTAGTTGACCTTGAGCATTGACTGTAAATTGTCCAACAGCCCCGTCGTTACCATATTGAGCGGCTGTAACTGCTGTATTAGCAATACTAAATGTTAGGTTGGAAAGGTTAAGACCTGTACCTGCTGCATAGATCTGAGCAGTGCTAATCTGCGCAAAAGTAATATTGGTAGTGCCAAAAGTAATCGTGCCTGTGGTATTACAGATGTAGGTTCGTCCAGCGCCTGTATCACCATCTTGCACAAAGAACGCATCGCCCTGACCTAACTTAGTAGGGCTAGCTAAACCAAAAGTATCGGCATCGGTTGCACGGGTTAGAACCCACTGTGCAGTAGCATTACCTGGATTAGTAACTGTATAGACACCGTTTTGTACCGCATTAGCCTGTGCATAGACCAAAATACGGGCTGTATTAGCTACGCTTACACCATCAACTACGAGTGCTGCGTTAGCCCCGTTATTAGTAAGTGTTGCGCCTACACCATTACCAGCGCCATTTGGCTGAACATATACTGCATTTAAAGCTGTGTCTTCTTCAACTAAAACAGGATCATGGTACGAAATACCTGTTGAAAAAAGCCCATCAACATACGTCTTGTTAGTAATATCTGTAGCATTGGCAGCGTTGGTGCTGATTGTTCCAGACACCATGACCACGTTAGACGCATTGATGTTTGTAAACGAAATAGTATTTGCCCCGTTACCAAACGCTTCAACTGAGCCTGTAGCTTGATTTATATAAACCGCTTCACCAGCTGGCTGGGTAATAAATACCTCAAGACCGTTTGTACCAGCGGTAAAGTTAATTGTCGATCCTGTAGACGAGGAAAGAACCGTATTCCTAGCTAATGTAGCTGGAGATGTAAATGTACCAACACCAACTTCCCACTCGGTATCAAACCCAGCAGCTAAGTTGTGGATGGTGTAGTAAACGGTAGAACCAGAAGCAATAGCGGCGTTAAACGTCTGGTAGCCAGGAAATGCACCACCAAGCGTAATATTGCCTGTGCCAGAGCTAGAACTGGATTCTTTAACCCTATCTTTTAGAATCAAAGCCATAAGGCTCTCCTAATTACGAAGCGGTCAAACGAATAATAGCGTTACTTGCATCCGCAGTTGGGAAGTTCACTGCAAATGTACCATTAGTCGATGTCTTATCACCACCAAAAGCTAATACGCATACAGCAGCGTTTGCTAAGTTAGCGTTATAAATCAAAGCGCCATTAGCAGTAATGGTTGCATTTGCCCAAGAGCTATTAGTAAACGAGATAAAAGCTACGTTACCAGTATTTGTTGGGGTTACGCTAACAGACAAAGTATTGCCACCAGCACTGTAGTTACCTGTTGAAGGCACTTCATTACTTGCTGAATAAGCAGTTGTATTCTCGTTAATAGTAGCTGAGCTAGTATACAAAGCTAATTTAAACGTGTTTGCTGAAAAATTGTGCTGACCATTCAAGAGTTGAACCTTGAAACTTGTCGCCATTGCTTGGGTAATTGCCATTTTTTGCTCCTAAAAAATTATCTAACAGGTCCAGGTACAGGCAGCCTAAGTTGTCCATCACGGTATGCGCTTCTTCTATCTTTACCATCACCCAATTCTCTGAGTAATGCTAAGGATTCTTGGTACTTCTGTTCGTAATATGTAACTAAATCTTGTTCACCTTTTTGGAAGATGATAGCCTCACGCAACGAACCATACAACAAAACACTTTCAAAATTATCACCCAGCCAAGAAGTGCCAGCTGCGTTCTGAATATTATTTACAGGCACTGAGAATCCACTTCCAGTACCCCCTATTGTAGAGGTAGCAGCGCTCAAAGAGTTGCCCACAAGATATAAAAACCCTGGGTTTATTAAAGTCACTGCAGTCACTGCGCCACCTGATACGGTTATTGTAGCTGTGCCATTTGAGCCATCACCACCTGTTAACGCCACATTCTCATATGTACCGTTGGTATAACCAGAACCACCTACAATCGTGCCAAAACCAGATAAGCCACCCTGTACAATCGTGGTTGGGTAGTAGTAATAATGCAACTCGGTTTGATAATTGCTATCTGGAGTTGGGCCAATAATATAGGTATAGGGTAAAAACTGAGCGTAATACCTAGGGGTGCCAGTATCAGTCGTTGGATTTGGATAAGACTGGCGAATAAAGTTGACATCTTTATCAATCAAATACTCGTAGTTTCCGTTAGCATCAATAACTGCAAGGGAAAAAGATGCCAAATAATCGCTAGGAAGGGCTAAGTAGACATCACCAGAAGTAAAAGTACCAATGACATTTTTACGGATAGCAGGGATCTGAACGGCGTTATACACCCGCTCTTCGCACAGCTGTACAAAGTTAGGAATGTTCTGAACAAATAGCTGCTCAGTTGACTCCGTGTACGCCTGTATGGCTTCAGATAGCTGCTGGAAATTCATTAGCCCATCTTCCCGCTAGACATTTTGCCTTTAGTAGCAGCGCCAGTGCCACGCATTTGAATTTTGCCATAACGATTCTCAGGAGGGTAATTGCCCTTACTAACGCCAGCAACAGAGATGTTCATCTGGTCAATCTTATCTTTGCCTGGTTTGGTAGCACTATCCGCCACAATATTAGTAGCTTTACCATCCATTGTGTGCGGTGCAGCATAAACCTCAGCAGGTCCTACTTCCTTACCGCCTTTTTTCATAGAGAACTTAGCCATAATTAACCTTTCTTTTGAGCAGCAATCTTTGCAAGACCACGACCCATTTTCTTCATATCTGCATTGGTTTTGCCGCCTTTAGAGCCGCTGTGCTTTGGACCCTTTTCAATACCTACTGATGGGCCAGAGTCACCTAAGTTTTTACCTTCGGTTTTACCCGTTTTAGTAACGCCATCTGCGCCTTTTTTGTACATTTTCAACTCCTTAAGTTGTTGTTACCGTTACTGTACCAAGAATTACTTGTTGCACCAAGTCATTTGGTGTTAAACCCGCATCTGGACCCCTACTACCTCCGACCGGATTCCACCCCCACTGGAACACCCTACTACCTAATTCTGGACCACCAAACCCATTTGGGCCAATACCCGTCTGGTTAATTTGTAAACCATTGTTACCTGATACTAAATAACTCACGTCTGGTCTTGGCTCTCGCACTGCCTGTGGGTCATTTACTGGATACAAGCCTAACGACAACTGAGGCTGATCTGGATCCCAACAAGACGGGCAAACCTTAACTTGATATGGTTTTGTCTTTAATATCTGTATCTTTAACTCCGTAAGCTTATACCGCTGCGCACATCTATCACACTCCGCAATGGCATATTTACCTGAAGAAAACTTATTTGGCATGGCATATCATCTGTAATAAAACATATTGCGTGGCACAAACCGAACAGGAGCTTTTTCCCGATCTTCAGTAGAAGCTAAATCCCATTGCTGTTCATAGTCGGCTTTGAGCATCATTATCCTGTTTGCGTCAACCCCAGGCATCTTAGTGCTTAACTGATAAGCCAAACCAGCAGCCATGCAAGGTATAAAACGGAACGGGATGTCTTCGGTTCTCACGCCCGTACCTGCGTCTTGAATGCGGCGCATACGGTAATACACAAATGTGTACTGAGTTCCAGGTGGGTTAGGAGTAGGCCAGACGTTAATGCATGGCAAGTTATTGGTATACACCTCTGCAGCCGTTAAATGGCTTACCGCAGTTGTGCCGTTTTGACCACGCCAAGCGTTAAGTATTTGATTTCCAACAATATTTTGATACCCGATAGTCTCGTTATCAATATTAACAAAACCTTGTGTTGGAAGGTTAGCAGCGTTAACTAAGGTAATAGTTGTATCGTCTGCATCAATAGCGCCGTTTAAAGCAGCTTGTGGTGTAGTCGCAACGTTGCCTGACTGTCGGTTAATCCAGACTTGAATAGGGCGCCCAGTAGCGTTTTTATTAGGTATGGTGATGTAGGTAGACTCGCTAATACGGCTGATGTTGATGTCAACTTGGTTGTTACCCTGACCATTATTGGTACGCACCACAGTATCCAAAAGGTCAATCGTATCTACCGGAATGGGGTAAATAGCCTGCCCAGTATTCATTAGAATCTGCCCTTGCTCAACCGTCCAAAGGTTAATACCACGGTTAGCCCACTCAATAGTAAGCAGGTTTAAAGACCGCCGTGCAGTGCGGAAGTCATAGCCAGAACGAACCTCAAGACCACAACGCTCAAAGCTCTCCTCAATGAGGTCGTTCATGTCTAGGTTAAACGAAGTAGTACCTGTAGTAGTCATATCTTCCTATACGGTTTTACTTTTTGCTTTATTTTTGCTGGCTGGGGCACGAACTGCTTTCCCTGTGCTTTGCCTGCTCGTTTTGCTCGTGTTGTTGCTGCGTACTCGGATGGACTCAATGACTGGATCGCCTTTTTGGGTAGGTATCTTTCGCCTGTTTCGGACGACTTCTTCCCTGACTTGGTTGTCCACTCTTGGTCGCCCCAAGCTTTTAAAGAACGTTGCGATGCGGCTAAGCCACCCCCCGCCATCTTTTTCTTTTTGCTGGCGCAATGAGCTTTCTCCGAGAACCCTTTCGGGCTGTCGCAGTTGATTGACTTTTTGCGTTTGTCTGACCATTTCACTTATAGCCTCCGCCTTTTTCTTTATAGCGTTTAGCTAGGAGTTGTGCTTTCCTAGCAGACCATTGACCCGCCCCCGTACCATGAGTAGCCGATGCTTTAATACTGTTAAATAAAGCCTTGCGCATACCAGGTTTCGTATAGTTACCAGCTTTATTAACCGTACCGCCTTCTTTGTATTGCGTAAAGTCGGTATCATCCCTGCGAGCTTTCTTTTTAGGCCCAGGCATTTTAGAAGGATTGATGGCACCCATGCCACGGCTGGCTCTCATACAATCTTGCCTTTAGTTTTGCCTTTGATAGCGCAACCATCTGCTCGTGCAGAAGCTGAACCACCTTTAGCCATTTTCTTAGGTGCTTCGCCAGTACCCTCTAGTAATACATTTCCTGGTTTTTGTTTTGTACGGCGTTTTTTAGACTCTTCACGAGTTTCCCCGCCAAGCTCTTCATTAATAACTTCGACAGGATTGGCTAGACCTTTAGTA